CTGTACCATGAGAGGTCGTTTGGACCGGAGGGCCGTGAGGCGCTGGAGTCCGATCAGGATGGCCGACTCGTTCCTGTGGTGGATGAGAACAAGTCGTTGAACGAGGTTGTTGTGCCGATGCCGCAGACCCCGCTGTCTCCGGAGGTGTACAACATGTCGGAGATCGTGGAGAACGACATCAACACGGTGTCGGGTGTGTCGGAGTATTCGCGCGGCCAGATGCCGGAGATTCGTCGCACAGCGACGGAAGCCAGCATTATCGCCGATGCGGGCAATGCTAGGGCTGCTGACAAGTTGGCGATCATTGAGATCGGCATTTCGCACATTGCGCGTCGGGTCCTGCAACTGATCCAACAGTTCATGACTGGTGAGCAGATGGCGAGGGTATCGGCCCGGTCTGGTGAGGATCTCTTTGTTCGGTACACGCGTGATGACATCACGGGGGAGTACGACTTTAGTGTGGAGGGTGGGTCCACGCAGCCGATAAACGACACGATCCGCAAGCAGCAGGCCGTGTCCTTGATGAACGCTGTTGCGCCTTTGATCGGTGTGGTCATCGACCCCGCCGCGTTGGCGCGTTATGTGTTGCAACAGGGCTTCGATGTGAAGGATCCTGACAAGTTCATAATGCAGCAACCGCAGCAGGCCCCGACGCCAGAAGGTGCCCCACCGGGTGCCCCGCAGGGCGGCATGGGTATTCCTGAACCGGGTGGACCTCCGGGCTTGGGCGCTTTCGCGCCCACTGGTGGGGTTCCTCCGGAACTGGTGGCGCAACTCCAAGGCCAGATGGGTATGGAACTGCCATCGTTGTAATGGGACAGTTGTCCCGTGTAAATAGGAGCAACCCGCGAGGACTCCAAGGAAGGAAGACATGGACGAGGATGTGACGGAATCCGCTTTGGCGGACAATCCGGATTCTTCGGTGGAGGTTCAACAGGAACCTGACGGCGATGCGTACACCGTGAAGGTGGACGGGTCGGAGGAACAGGTCAGTCTGGAAGAACTTCGGGATGGGTACCAGCGACAGTCGGATTACACCCGTAAGACGCAGGAGTTGGCATCTGAACGTAAACGGTTAGAGCAAGCAGAAGCGATTGTGTCTTCTTTGGAGTCAGATCCTGAGGGGACACTATTGGCGCTGGGAGACGCTTTCGGTGTGAATCCGGTAACTCCACAACAGGTGTCATCGCCACGGTCGGATACGTCCGACGAGTGGGCGACTGACACGTGGGAAGAGACGCCGGATCCTACGTCGAATCGTATAGCCCAGTTGGAAGCGCGTCTGGCGGCTCAGGATCGTTTGCATAGACGGCAAGAAGTGGAGAAGCAAGTCGAAGACTTGCAGACAGAGTACGGAACCTTTGATCCTTCGGATCTTTTCCAACATGCGCTGCGACACAAGATCGGTAACTTAGAGGCGGCGTTGACGCACATGCGTTACGGCGACGTTGCTGATCGGGCGGCAAAGTTGGAGAAGGAACAGGAGCGAACAGAGGCTAAGCGCGGCGCCGCATTGGTGGAACCTTCGGGTTCCAAGCAAGCCGGGTCCGCGCGTAGTACGGCGCCTGCAAAGGCTTCATCTATCCGGGAGGCGTTTGAGAACGCCAAGCGGGAACTTGCTTCGTGACAAAAGAGAGGTGACAGATTATGGCGGGTAACGCCGATTTTGACGAGATTCTGTCTACCACCCTAAAGAACTACGTCCCGAAACTCACTGATAACATTTTCTCGGCTAGGCCTTTGTTCTATGCCCTGACGAATGGTCAGACGATTCGGCGTATCTCGGGTGGTGCGAATATCGTAGTCCCAATCATTTATGGGACAAACTCAACTGCTGGTTCATACAGTGGTACGGACACTATTGACATTACGGCTCAGACAGGCATTTCGGCTGCTGAGTATTCGTGGGGTCAGTACGCTGCCACCGTTACCATCAGCGGTATTGAGGAAGCCAAGAATAACGGTGAGGCACAGATCATTGATCTGCTGGAAGGCAAGATTTTCCAGACGCAGGAGTCCGTTATCGAAAACATGAACACCATGTTCTGGGCTGATGGCGCAGGCAATGGTGGCAAGGATTGGGAGGGCATTCAGAGCCTTGTTTCTGGAAGCACTGTGGGTGGTATCAACCCCGGCGCTGCTGGCAACTCGTTCTGGGGACCAACCCAGACCAACCTTGGCGGCGTGCTTACGCAGGCTGGCATGGCTTCCATGTACAACACCATTTCGGTTGGTAACGACCAGCCGACAATCATCATGGGTCGTAGGCAGAGTTACGAAGCCTATGAGGCATTGCTGGTTGACCAGATCCGTTACACGGATACCGACATGGCTGATGGCGGGTTCCAGAACCTGCTGTTCAAGGGCGCACCCATCACGTTTGATGATTCGTGCCCTGCCAACGAAATGTACTTCCTCAATACGAAGTACCTCCAGTTGGTGGCCCATAGTGATGTCTGGTTCAAGCCGACGCCGTTCGTGCGTCCAACGAATCAGGATGCTGTGTTCTCACAGTTGCTTTGCTATGGCCAGTTGACCGTCAGCAACCGCGCCCGTCAGGGACGTTTGCACGGCATCACCAACGGCTAGTCGGCTGCTGCTACGGGAGGTATCATGGCACGGGGTTTCGCATACGCATACAAACAGGGTCAGCGCCCCGCAGGTGAACCTGCGGGAAACTATAAGACGCTCAACCCTGCAAGCCCCCCCATTGGGCAGGGCAGGCGTGTGCAACGCGTGAACCCCACCCCCACCCATGAACCTCCTGTAGCGGCGCCTTCTTCAATCTGTGTTGCTACCACTAAGAGCGGGAACCCCTGCAAGGGGCGCCCGGTTGGTGACACAGACTCCTGCGTTTTCCACACAACGTAAGGCCGTTTCGTGCAACTTAGCGCAATGCGTGACCACGTTCGTGACGTGGTGCAAATAACGACCAACGACATCTCTGACTCCACGATGAACACGTTCATCCGTGAGGGTTACGACATCATCGTGTATTCTGAGAAGCGGTGGCCGTTCTACGAAGTTGCACTGTCATTCAATACCGTTGTCGACCAGTCAGATTACACGCTGGCGCAGGTGGGGACCAACCTAAGTTTCGTCCACGACGGGGTGACGTTCTCTGGTGCTGTCGCACCGACGAACGTCGGGTTGCGTGAGATAGCGGCGATGAAAACTAACAACCACGTGATGGAGTTCATTGGGTACGACGCGGCTGACATCATGTACCCGCTGGACTCGAACTCCACGGGCAGACCATGGTATTGGTCGTCGTGGAATGCGGGGGTGTCCGCTTCGTCTGCTGTGACCAATCAAACGGTTCGCATGTATCCAACGCCCAGCGAGGTGCAGACGGTAACCATTCGTGGTTACCGTAACCCGGTGGAGTTCGGCGGCAACACCGCCGTGTACCGTACAGCGATTGCTGATGCGAACACACCGGATTTGCCGGTGCCGTTCGACAACGTGCTGACATTGTATGTGTTGTACCGGTCGTATCAGCAGCAGGAAGACGCTGCGATGGGGCAGCAGTATTACTCACAGTTCATTCAGGAGTTGGACAACTTGCGGGCACGCTTTGAGGATTCTCCGGCCCCGCAGCCGCTACTGTTGAACAGCGTCAGGGCGTCACGGTGGTGGTCACAGTCGTTCCTGCCGGGCCGGTTGCGTTATCGGTGGGAACTTTAGATGTCGTTGCGGGCGGATACGAAGGTAGCCAAGGGTGGGGATGCCTACCGGTACGATGAAAAGTCGGATTTCAGGGGTGGCCTGAATCTGCGTGCCGACCAGTTCAACATTGGGGAGAATGAGTCTCCGGCCATGTTGAACGTGGAGGTGGATCCGCGTGGCGGGGTGCGGCGCCGTAACGGCGTAACGAAGGTGAATGCTACGGCACTGGCCGACGAGATCATTTCTTTGTTTACCCACTATGAGAGCGGGCAGAATCAGATTCTTGCCAGCGTCAACCCGTCAACGGCTCCCTCCACTACGGAGATGTATTGGAACGAGAACGCTTCCGGTGACTTTGCGGGTCCAATGGCCCAGACCACCGGGACGTTGGCCTTTTCAGGGAGTCAGCCCGCTACGGGCGTGACGTTCAACGGTTACACGTATATTGTAAACGGCAGCATGTTGGCGTCCCCTCACAATCTGGGAGCGGCCCTTAGATGGCACGGGCGGAATGAGTTGCCAACGTATTACCCGGTGTATCTTACCCCCGACTTGGACGGGTCAGCCGGACACTTCCCGTGCGCCCGCTACGCAACAGCATGGGCAGAGTTCGTATGGGTCGCCTACACGCTGGAGTCAGGCACCACACACAAGAACCGTGTCAGGTTCTCAGCAGTAAACGACGCAGAGAACTGGACAGCCACCGACTACATCGACATCGACATCGGTGAAGACGGCGACCACATAACGGCCATTATCCCCGACGCCGACCGGCTGCTCGTAT